TATACAATGGGAACATCAGTTGGTTGATGGTAGGAATATATTTGAGATATTTCCTGATGTATTGTTTTATGATTACACCAAGATACCTACACGAAAAGTTTCACATATCAAAAACTATCATTTGACTTGGAGTTACTCACAAGCTAACGACAAGTATGCTAAGTTGTTTGATGATGTACAATGCAACAAAGCTGTTGTATTTAGAAAAGAATTACCTGATACCTTCAGAGGTGTCAAAGTAATAGATGGTGACAAACACGATATGAGATTCTTAGACGAGTCTAATGTAGTAGTCGGACTGACTGCTAAAGGACCTGCTAAGAAAGATTATTCAGGGTTTGTTGTTGATAATTTAATAGAAGCGAGGGCAGTAGTATGATGATACTAAATTACGAAAGTAAAAAAGAGTTGAAAGAAAATATAGGTAAGCCATTGAGGTATACTGAAACTTCTTTCTTTGGTGAGGAATATAAGAGTGATGGAACTTTTGCAGGTTGTAATAGACCACACGATCCTAGAGGTACAGGAACTAGAGAGTTCTTTGCCGAAGTTACAATGGTTGATGATTTAATAAGCGAGGTAAAATAGCATGGATAAAACAGCAGTAGAGCATGTAGTATTAGATGGTTTGAAAAGATATATCGAAGACGTTGTTGAATATTCGGATACATTAGCCGAAGTTCACAACGATATATATGAGAACAAACAAAATACAGAAGACAATTATAGATACGTACTGGACCACATCAACGATGAATATGAGAGACTATCGGATAATTTTCAGAATGAAATTGATTCACTTCAAAATGAAATTGATGAACTAAAACAAATGATTGAGGATTTACAGAAATGAGTAATGAATTCAGAGAACAAGTATTAGAATATGTAAGTGATACAGTAGGTGAGATGTGGCAGTTAGATACACGACCTGACTTAGAGCAAGACTGTATTGATTTTATAGTAGACGAGTATGTTGATGAAGGGTTTTCAAAAGATGATTTGTATATAAACTTTTTAATTATAAAGTTTTTATCTAATCATTGCAGAGATGCAGTATCATCACAAGATTTAGACTATATGGCACAACAACAACGAGGTAATGAAATATGAAAGCAATATTAATAAACGTAAAAGACCAATCAATAACTGAAGTAGAGCATGATAATACTCTAGATAATATCTATGATTTATTAAACTGCAGAACTTTTGATGTAGTTAGGATTGATGAAGTAGATAGTATCTATGTTGATGATGAAGGTTTGTTTGTAGAAGACCAGTTATTCTTTGAGTTTGGTGGTGATGCACAAGCTGTTAGATTAGCAGGTAATGGATTAATACTTGGTGTAGATGATGAAGGTAATTCTACAAGTCCTAACATAACTCTTGAAGAAGTAAAAGGTAAAGTAGGTTTTTTACCTAATGGCTATCAATGGTAGACGTTGAAGTTTATGAGTATGATTACAATGGTACTATGGTTCAATGGTATTGGAGTGATCAAGTAAAGAAAAACTGGAAGACTTGGAAACCTAAGGTTGAGGATGTACTATTAGTAGACTTGACAGACAAAAAGCAAAATGGTATAATTGCCTTAGAAATTTTTGAGGGGGTAATGGATAAAGAACATCCTAAGAAAGTTAAAGCAAAAGGAATATATAAAGTAAGGAGATAGATGGAAAGTTATTTAGTAGAAGTTATAGATGAAGATAATGAATCTAGTGTTGTTATGAACTTTGCAGATAGCATACAAGAACTAATAGATAATATAGTTTGTATGGAACAATTTGTTTTTATTACAAAGATTAAAAGAGTATCTGATAACAAAGAAATTAAACTAGCAAAAGATGTTATAGACTTAGAAGACTTAAGAATGTATAGATTACTAATTGATGATGAAGTATCACTAAGACAAACACTAACAAACAACGAGGACAATAATACTGTACAATGAGAACAGCTAAGCAACAAATAGAACACACTTCTAAAACTGGTTCTAGAGGTAAGAAGACTTCAATTGGTAGAGGGAATGTAGGTTACTCTACTATGCCGAAGCGTAAACGACAAACCTACAAAGCTTATAGAGGGCAAGGAAAATGAAAGTAAAACATTTAAAAACTAAAACAACTATTGAGCTAACTCCTGAAGAGTTAGATAAATATAGAAAGCTAACAAATGATTTAGACTCCATGTTGAGTAGCTTATTTGAATGTCAAGATATATGGTTAAGTGATGTTCGTAATTTAGATACTTTGAAGTGGAGACTAACAGACTTGTTAGGACTTAAATGGAATAGTGAAACTTATAGTTATATTAAAAATGCAAAGTGATTGATGTATCAAGTGCAACCCTAGATATTATACAAGCTATCAAAACTAATAAAGAAATACAGTTTATCCATAGTGGCAATGTTCTTTGTACTGTCAAACCCGTTGCTTTTCATGGAGACTTTGATGGTATTGTAACAAACAACGAACAAATAGATTTTCGTTATATGGATAAATGGTTAGGAATTGTGGAGGAACAATGAACATATTTTATTTTAACAAATGTCCAATCAAAGCAGCAGAAGATCAACCTGATAAGATGCTAGTAAAGATGCCATTAGAAACAGCACAGATGTTATGTACAGCTCACCGAGAGCTTGATGGTGACGAGTATGCTGATGCTAATGGTTTATACAAACGAGCATATTGGAATCACCCATGTACTATATGGGCTAGAGAAGCTAGTGGTAACTATGAATGGTTATATCAACACTTCCTTGCTCTATCCTTTGAGTACACATATAGGTATGGTAAGCAACACGCAAGCTATGTCAAGTTACACAAAGCATTAGCTAAATGCCCTGACAATATAACACAAGGTAAAATGACTAAGCTTGCACAAGCTATGCCTGACGAGTACAAACACCCAGACCCTATTGTTGCTTACAGAACTTATGTAGTCAACGAAAAGCATTATGCTAAGTGGGAGAAGGGTAGAGACAAACCTAAATGGTGGTCACATGACAGAGTATGACGCACATAAAATCTTTGAAGAACAACAAGAACGTGACAGAGTAACAGCACTCCATGCTGATAAGGGAGTAATTGAATTAAGATATGCTGATGGCACGACAGAAGTTTACAAAAAACGTAAATGGTTAACTGGTTTTAAATTAATAAGGAGAAGACAATGAAAATTGTAACAACACTAATAGCACTATTAACACTGGTGGTTGGAACAAATATCTTTCTTAGAGTACAAGATCAAGACAGGCTAGAGACTGCTTTGATTTTGTTGGATGAAAGAATTAGTTCAAACACAACAATTATTTCCAACATTGAAGAATATATTGTAGACACCACAGTAACTTTTGAAAACATGCAATACATAATGATGGACAACATTAAAGATGTAGCTACTGCTTTAGAAAAACATGAGCACGAGCCTGTGTATGTAGAAGTTCCTGTTGTTTCTGAGGTTGACTCAGTTGAAATTCAAACTGAACCTGAACCTGTTGAAACAGGAACACTAGAAAGAACTTACGATCCGGAGACACAATTACATATTCCTAGTCTACCTGTTCCGGTAGTTGTATGTCCTAGAGCAAACAATAATCTTGGTAAGTTTATAGATGATGTATCTTTACGAAGAGACTACAAGTTTCTTGTAACATATGATATACTAGATAATAAACTAGACAACGTAAGGTTTGATAAAAAAATACCTAGTAAATTAAAAGCAGCTATGATACAATACATAAACTCTTTTAAATTTAATGGTGATGTAAAAGATTGTAAGCTATCAATTAAAGTATTGGAGAACTAAATGCAAGAATTTTATAGACTAACAAACTCTGAGTACAAACAGTGGAATAATTTTTGTACAGATAATTATAAAGAAATATATGAGAACAAAGATGGACATGTAGTACATTACATGCCTGAGTCTGATAGCTTTCATTTATACATAGATTCAAAAGAACAATCAGGTATGCAAAACTTTTTAGAAAAAATGCTTGCATATGATTTATAGCTGTGGTATAATGCACTCACTCAAAGACATGACCTTGATATTAAAGGCTTTCCTTGAGTCACCGAGTAGCATTAGCCCTCTATCTCCATCCTCCTCAAGGAGCTACTTGGTTCAGTTATCTGAGGTGATGGGGCAACTGGCTCATAGCCCCAACTCGAAAGAGTTAGCTATGGTTTTTATAATACTGTTAAATAATAAAGGAGAAAAGATATGGCAGTAGTTAATGGAACTGCGTATTGGGCAAGTATTAAAACACCTAATACCAAATTCGAACCGGTATACACAATCAACCTAGTGGTTGACGAAGATACTGCAAATGATTTTGCGTCAAGAGGACACAAGATCAAACAGATGGATGAAGGTCCATCTATTATTATCAAAAGAAAAGTTAATGGACCTAATGGAATGGTTCGTACAGCACCTAGACTTTTAGATGCTGAGAAGAACGAAGTTAATTATTCAGTTGGTAATGGTTCTAAAGTAAGAGTACAATTCAATGAGTACCAAGGAGAGAATAAGTATGGACCATATTCAGGTCTAGACTTACAAGCTGTCCAAGTACTTGACCTTGTTGAGTACCGAGCTGAAGATGGTGCAGAATTGTTAGATGGGGAGGAATTCTAATGGTAGATACTCCACAATTACAAGGTGCACCGATCACTATAAATCAAGAAGATGGTTCTTCTAAGGTTTATGACACAGGATTGTTATCACCTGAAGCACAGCAGGCTGTAGATATGATTGCCTTTATCGGAAGATTAAGACAAGTCTTAGATACGTCTGGACAGGTATTCAGTAATGTAGTAACCAACAACTTAACAGACGAAGCTATGGTACACGAGTTAGCTTCCGAAGAAGAGATTGTTGAAGAGGACAGTGCTGATGAAGAAGACACTAAGTAGTAGTGTCATTGGCTCGAGGGCAGGTTGTGGTGGCTTGCCCTCATTTTTTTATGAGGAGGTTGTATGGAAGAGAGTACTTGGGATAAACATAAACTACCATGTCCGAAATGTGGTGGCAGTGACCCAGTATCAACAAACACAGATGGTTCAGGCTATTGCTTTAGCTGTAACCATTATTTCAAAAACTATCAACAAGAAGTTGATGGGAATATCGTAGACATGGCTTCGCACAAAGAGCCTAGTACATTTTTAAACTCTTACACAGGAGTCTTTGGTGACTTGACAGATCGTAAGATCAGTGAAGCTGTTGCTAAGAAGTATGGTGTACGTGTTGTTTATGATAATCAAGGTAACGTAGCTAAGCATATCTATCCTTACTACAATAGCAACGAAGTTGTTTCAACTAAAACAAGAACTGTAAGTACAAAAGGTTTTGTAGTCGATGGTGGCTATGAAGGTACTGGTTTGTTTGGTGAGCAACTGTTTGGTAAAGGTGGTAAGTATCTCACAATAACAGAAGGTGAGTGTGATGCTATGGCAGTCTACGAAATCTTTGATAAGAAGTGGGCATCCGTATCTGTTAAACGTGGTGCTCAAGGTGCAGTTAGAGATATCAGAGACAGCATCGAGTTCGTTGAATCATTTGATCATGTTGTGATCTGTTTTGATAATGACAAGTATGGTAGAGAAGCAGCACGTAAGGTTGCTCGTATTATAAAACCGGGAAAGGCTAAGATCGTTACACTGCCTGAAGGTTTTAAAGATGCTAATGCTATGCTTGAACAAGGACAGTATGCACAGTTTACTAAAGCATGGTGGGATGCTAAGACATACACACCTTCCGGTATTATGGAACTGTCGAGTGCAAAAGACAAATGGTTGCACCGAGAGCAGAAAGAAAGCATTGCGTATCCTTGGGAAGGACTCAACAAGAAACTCTATGGTATGCGTAAAGGAGAGTTAGTTACGTTGACTGGTGGTACAGGACTTGGTAAGTCAAGTATCACTCGTGAGCTTACTCACTATCTAATTAAGAATACCGAAGACAATGTAGGTATTATAGCATTGGAAGAGAACTGGTTGAGAACTGCTGATGGTATTGTATCTATAGAAGCTAATGATCGTTTGTACTTGGAAGAGAAAAGAAAAAATTATACTGACGAACAACTGCAAGAATTGTTTGATAAAGTTATTAAGAAAGATAAAGTATTTATACATGCTCATCTTGGAGCTACAGATATAGATGAAATCTTTTCTAAACTAAGATACATGATCGTAGGTTGTGAATGTGACTGGGTAATTGTAGATCACTTACATATGTTAGTTAATCAATTAACAGAATCAGATGAACGTAGAGGTATAGATAATCTAATGAATCGTCTTCGTTCTTTAGTTGAAGAGACTGGTGTAGGTATGTTTTTAGTATCACATCTACGTAGAGCATCCGGTGATCGAGGACACGAGCAGGGTATTGAAGTATCTCTGTCTCACCTCAAGGGATCTCAAGGTATATCACAACTATCTGACTGTGTTATTGCATTAGAACGTAACCAACAAGCAGAAGATGAAATGGAATCTAATACAACGAAAGTTCGTGTACTTAAATCTAGGTACACAGGAGATACCGGCTTAGCTTGTAGCTTGCTTTATGATGTACAAACTGGTAGAATGAATGAGGTTACTGATGAAGTAACTCTTGATGACGTACCATTTTAGGAGATATTATGAAAGAAATAGTATTTGATATAGAAGCTAATGGATTATATCCGGATAAGATTTGGTGTATCGTAGCTAAACCTTTAGGTGAAGCTGTGGTATCTTTTGGTCCTGATAAGATCGAAGAAGGTATAGCTTATCTCCAAGATGCTGATGCCTTAATTGGTCACAACATTTTAGGATTTGATATTCCTGTAATTAAAAGGCTACACGGAGTAGACTTAACCAATCGTAAAATAAAAGATACTCTAGTTATGTCTCGATTGTTTAATCCTGTACGTGAGAATGGTCATAGTTTAAAAACTTGGGGTTACATCATTGGGTTTCCTAAGGATGAACAACCTGAAGACTGGGATGATTTCTCACAAGAAATGCTAACGTATTGTCAGAAGGATGTAGTCTTAAATGAAAAAGTTTATGTACGCTTACTTAAGGAAGGTGAAAACTTTGAAGACGAATCACTCGATTTAGAACATGGAGTTGCTACAGTCTTAAAAGATCAAGAAGATAATGGTTTTGAATTTAACCAAGAATATGCCATGATGCTAGTTGCTCAACTGAAAGAACGTATGTTTCAAGTTGAGAAAGAAGTACAGCAGGTATTCAAACCTAAAATGGTAGATGTCAAACAAGTACATCCTAAGTTAAAGAAAGATGGAACTTTATCTAAGTCCGGTTTAACTGCAGAAGAATATGATAGATTGATTGAGTCAGGTGATTACAAACCTTTTATGAGACAAAAGCTACAACCTTTTAACTTAGGTTCTCGTAAACAGATTGGTGAGTATCTAACAGACTTTGGTTGGAAACCTAATAGGTTTACTCCTACTGGTATGCCAATTGTAGATGAATCTTCTCTAGCTAAAGTTAAAAATATACCTGAAGCTAGGTTGATAGCAGAGTTTCTGTTGTTACAAAAACGGATAGCTCAGATTGATTCTTGGATACTGGCTGTTAAAGAAGACAATCGAGTACATGGTTTTGTTATACCTAATGGAACTATTACTGGTCGTATGTCTCATCGTGCTCCGAATGTTGCACAAGTTCCTAGTGTCGTTAGTGAGTACGGTAAAGAATGTAGGTCCTGTTGGACAGTACGTGAAGGTTATAAATTAGTAGGTATAGATGCAAGTGGTTTAGAATTAAGAATGCTTGCACACTATATGGATGATAAGGAATATACAAATGAGGTTACAGAAGGAGACATACACACAGCTAATCAAAAAGCTGCAGGACTTAAATCAAGAGATCAGGCAAAGACATTCATCTATGCATTTATATACGGAGCAGGAGATGCAAAAATTGGGTCAGTGGTTGGAGGAGGTAAAAAGCTTGGATCAGAACTTAAGCAACGCTTCCTCGATAATAACCCATCACTTAAAATTCTTAGAGAACGAGTATCTAAAGCAGCTAAACGAGGATACCTCAAAGGATTAGATGGTCGTAAGATATTTATTCGTAACGAACATGCAGCACTAAACAGTTTACTACAGGGAGGTGGTGCAATAGTTATGAAAAGAGCTTTAATTATGTTAAATAATTTGATAGACTTACAATCTTTAGATGCTAAGTTTGTAGCAAACATTCATGACGAATGGCAGATGGAAGTCAGAGAAGATATTGCAGACTTTGTAGGTGAGTTAGCAGTACGTTGTATAGAAGATGCAGGTAAGTATTACAACTTACGTTGCCCACTTACAGGTGAATATAAAATAGGAGATGATTGGAGTGAAACACATTAATAATATAAAACGAAAAGGAGACCTAGCTGAGTACTATGCAGTAACTTGGTTGTGGGATAATGGTTATGAAGTCTTCCAAAACTCAGGATGTACTGGTCCAATAGATATGATTGCAATGAAAGAAGGACAGGCAACTTTAATTGATGTTAAGACTATGACTAAAGATAAAGATAGTCCGAACTACAGAGGTAAGATAAGTAGAACTGAAGCACAAAAAGAATTAGGTGTTAAGTTCTTACTGTTCAATCCTGAAACAAGAAAACTAAGATGGTCACGTCATGGTAAGAAAGGGAGAATACCTAATGAAGAAAAAACAATTAGATAATTTAGTACCTGATATTTACAAAGCTCTTGGTCCGTTGACCAAAGGAGAAGGATTGGATATCTCAGACGAAATGATTGATTCATTTGGTGAAGATATGAAAGCAGCTATGCGAGACTGGGTAAAGAAACAACCCAAGACGAAAGATGCTTTGCGTATGTCCAACATAGGTAAACCTGCTCGACAGCTTTGGTATAACAAACATTCTAAAATCAAAGCTAAAGATTTACAGGCTACTTTGATGATTAAGTTTTTGTATGGTCATATACTAGAAGCTCTTGTTGTATTCCTTGTTAAACTATCCGGACATAAAATAACTGATCAACAGAAAGAAGTAAATGTAGGTGGTATCAAAGGACACATGGATTGTAAAATCAATGGAGAAGTTGTTGATATTAAATCTACATCAGGCTTTGCATTTAATAAATTTAAGAATGGAACTCTACCTGAGAATGATAGCTTTGGATACATGGCACAGCTTGCCGGATATGAGGAAGCAGAGGGTACAGATCAAGGAGGTTTTCTAGCCATTAATAAAGAAACAGGAGAACTTTGGTTCTTTCGACCTGATGAGCTTGACAAACCTGATATAAAGTCTAAAATTAAAGGGTTGAAGGCAACTCTAAAAAAGCCTGAACCTCCTGAGTTATGTTATCAACCGATAGCAGATGGTACTCAGGGCAACTTCAAACTTCCGAGAGAATGTACATGGTGTCCTCACAAAGTAGAATGCCACTCGGAATCTAATCACGGACAAGGACTTCGTATCTTTGATTATGCGAGAGGTCCTGTCTTTTTCACAGACGTAGTTACTGAACCTAGAGTTCGGGAGATAACCCATGAATGGCAAGAAAAGTAAATTAGTACGTAGACAAGCAGAGAAACTTCAGGTACAATGGATAAATAGTTTATTGACTGAGGATGCTGACAAAGTAACACCTCAGACTTTAGCTCAAGCTTTACCTGATCAAGAATATTATTACAAAGGATACACAATACATCACTCTTTTATGAATCACAAGTGGGTAGAAAAGAAAGTCAAAAAGAATATAGATATTACATTGGATGAATTATTAAGTAATCATGGCTGAAGTTAATCTAGATGAATTAAAATTAGAAGACTTACTATTTATTGTAGGTGGTTCAATCTTTCAAGGTAATACGACTGACGATATAGAGTTAGAAGTATTGTTACGATTAGAAGAGTTACTAAATATTAAAATTGATGAGAGGTTAAATGGCATACCTAAAGATGCTGTTATACATTAGGAGATAAGATGGAATATAAATTTGATGAAAACATAAATTTAAGATCAGTGCATCAATACATTGATAACACTTACACAGAGCACTATGCTCATTCCAAATACCAAGCTACGGATATGATCATTGATGCAGGACATGGTGAAGGATTTTGTATTGGAAATATCATGAAGTATGCTATGAGATATGGAAAGAAGAATGGTAAGTCGGAGAAAGATTTACTTAAAATTATACATTATGCATTGATTGCTTTACACTTAAATCAGGAAGATAATAAAGATGATTAAAGAATATTTAGGAATACAAATAGATTACAGTAAAGATAAGAAACTAGATAAGTTTAGTATTGATACATTACAAGACAGATACTACTGGGAAAATGAACAGAGTCCACAAGAAGCTTTTGCTAGAGCTGCAGTTTTTGGAGCTACATATAAAGGTAATATAGATTTTAATTTAGCACAGAGGTTATATAATTATGCATCCGATCATTGGTTTATGTTTAGCACTCCTATACTTAGTAACGGGGGAACAACTCGTGGCTTACCTATTAGCTGCTTTCTCAATTACGTACCTGATTCGAGGGTTGGTCTTTCTGATCACTATGATGAAAACATATGGCTCGCAAGTTCAGGTGGAGGTATCGGTGGATATTGGGGAGATGTTAGGAGTGATGGGGTGTCAACTGGCAACGGTTCTCGTTCTACTGGATCAATCCCGTTTATGCATGTCGTAGATTCTCAGATGCTTGCCTTCAATCAAGGCACTACAAGACGAGGAAGTTATGCAGCCTACTCTGATATATCTCACCCGGAGATCGAAGAGTTTATTAATATGCGTAAATCATCAGGTGGTGATATCAATAGAAAGAATCTTAACTTACACAATGCAGTCAACATAACAAATGAATTTTTAGAAGCTGTCAGAACTGATGATGAATGGAGACTGATAGACCCTAAGACTAATGAGCCTACGAAAGTTATTAGTGCTAGAGAATTATGGATGCGTTTACTTGAGACTCGTGCAGAGACTGGTGAGCCTTATCTAATTAATATAGATACATGTAATGAAGCTCTACCTAAAGGACAGAAAGACTTAGGACTAGAGATAAAACAAAGTAATCTGTGTTCAGAAATTACTCTGCCTACAAATGAAGAACGTACTGCTGTATGTTGTTTATCAAGTGTCAATTTAGAATACTATGATTCGTGGTCTAAGAACGAAGACTTTATTAAAGATTTAGTGACGATGCTTGATAATGTTTTAGAGCATTTCATTGGAGAAATAGTACACACAGAAAAACTAGGAGGTTATACTGCAAATTATAAAAGGTTTAAAAATTATGTTAAAGAAGGTAAAGAAGGTATGGGCAAAGCTGCATACTCAGCTTACAGAGAAAGGTCAATTGGATTGGGTGCAATGGGATTCCATTCGTATCTCCAAAGTAAAGGATTATCCTTTAATGGTCTACAACAAACTGGCATCAACAATCGTATTTTTGCAGGAATTAAATCCCAAGCTGAATATGCTACTAAATACCTTGCTGCAGAACGTGGTGAAGCTCCTGATATACATGGTAGCAATAAGCGTAACTCTCATCTCTTGGCTGTTGCTCCTAATGCCAGTAGTAGTATTATATGTGGTGGCACTTCCCCTAGCATTGAACCATATCGTGCTAACGTATATACGCACAAAACTCTATCGGGTAATTACAAAGTTAAAAATAAATTTTTAGAAAAACTTCTTAAAAAGAAAGGGTTGAATGTCGAAGAAAGAGAAAATGTTTGGAAAGATATTTCAAACGAAAGAGGTTCTATACAAAATATTAAAATATTTAATAAAGAAGAAAAAGAAATATTTAAAACAGCAGATGAGATAAATCAATTACATTTAGTAGAACATGCAAAGATTAGACAAGAATATATTTGCCAAAGTCAAAGCGTTAATCTTTTCTTTGTACCACCAAAAGCTACAGAACCTCAAGAAGTACACGATGAATTTTTACAATACTTAAATGATGTACATTGGTATGCTATGCATAATTTAAAATCATTATACTATCTTAGATCAGATGCAGCTAAGTCTGCTGAGAATGTAAATGTAAGAATAGCAAGAATTAATTTAGAAGACACAGAATGTATAAGCTGTGAAGGATAAGAAATGACAGAAGAAAAATTTGATACAATGTATGAGGGCAGATTTGATGCTCTTCAAAAGAAATATGAAGCTGAGATAGCTATTGCTAAATCAGAATTAAATACCTATTTTTCATTAGGTATGGGAGTTGCAGAGCATCCACACATTATAGAGTCTATGGATTTACTTTTAGATAAGATGGCTGCTGCTCAAGAGAAGTTAAATTTATTACTCAAGGAGTTTTAAATGGCAGACGATACCTTTCGTAAGTTTTGTACTCGAATGTGGTTGGACTACTGTGATGAAAATTCATCCTTTGGTTCTACTACTTTAAGTGAAAAAGAGTATGTCAAAGAACACAATAAATGGTTATTACAACAATACGCTAAACATAAGGAGGAATAGTGAGCTTATTAGGAACACAAAATTATTTTAAACCATTCGAGCATCCTTGGATGTTTGACTACTGGGATTTACAACAACAGATGCATTGGATACCAAATGATGTACCACTAAACACAGATGTCAAAGACTGGAACAACCACTTAACAGATGAAGAACGCAATCTAGTTAAGCAAATATTTAGATTGTTTACACAGTCAGATGTAGATGTTGGGTCAGCATATATTCATAAGTATATGAAATTATTCAGAAAACCTGAAGCACAGCTTATGATGTCAGCTTTTGCAAACATGGAAGGTATACATCAAGTAGCCTACAGTCAACTGTTAGAAACTATTGGTATGCCTGACAAAGAGTACAAAGCATTTGCAGAGTATGAAGAGATGGCTAACAAACATGAATATCTTTTAGACTTCAAACCTACAAGAAAAAACAAAAGAGAAATAGCTAAAGCTTTGGCAGTTTACTCGGCATTTACAGAAGGACTACAACTTTTTAGTAGCTTTGCAATCTTGTTAAACTTTCCTAGATATGGTAAGATGAAAGGTATGGGGCAGATTGTAACGTATTCTATACGTGACGAGTCTCTTCATGTAGAAGCTATGACTAAATTATTTAGAGAGTTTGTCAAAGAGAATCCTGACATTTGGAAAGATGATCTTAAGAAAGAATTATATGATATCTGTAGGAAGATGGTAGAATTAGAAGATAAGTTTCTTGATCTAGTATTTGAGATGGGTAATCTTGAAGGACTTACTAAGGATGAAATGTATGCATACAACAGATACATAGCTGATAGAAGATTATTACAGTTGGGATTAAAACCAAACTTTAAACAAAAAGATAATCCATTGGAGTGGATTGATGAAGTGATCGGTGTCGAACATCAAAACTTTTTTGAAGGTAAGGCAACGTCATATATGAAAGCAGGGCTAAGAGGAAATCATGGAAGTTTAACTTTTACGGAATTGCAAAATGAAAAAGAATGAAGCCACATTGATTAGCTACAAATTAGTAATAGATCAAAAAGGAAAAGTATATAGTGAACGTAGTATCAGTGACATAGATCAGATCGAGGAACGATTTAATCCTATCCTCTTTAATACTTTAAAGACTACGTTACGTAAGGCATCCTCAGAACTAGATGCCATACATAACAAGATAGAAGCAGACTTGAATTGTAGAATACAATAGTTATTGAGCTAGAGGATTCTTGTTTTCATCTTTCAATGTAGCTACATCAGCTTTGAGTGTGGCTACTTCTGTCTTGAGACTCACAATATCAGAACTGTTATCAGGAATAACAATCCCATCGATTTGCTTTTCTAAATAAGTTACAGAAGTTTCTATAGCTACAAACCTTTCTTCAATTATTTTTTGAGCATCTTCTGTATCTCCAATCCCACCTATTTCTGCTTCAAGATTCTCTAATCTATTTACATAAGTAGCACCAGTATATCCAAACCCTGCTAGAGTTGCTACGATACTAACCAATGCAATAAGTTGTGTAGTTTTATTTTCAAACCATTCCATATTTTTCTCCGTTATAAATTCGGTTGCATGTCTATCATGTCACCTAATGTTTCAAGACTAGCACCGGCTAATCCATAAAAAGCTTGTGTATTATCATCTAACATTATACCTGTATAGATTGCTCTTGGTTCATACCACGTTTCTTGTTGAGGTATTTGAGCTTCTCTGTACGCATCAAAGCCTGCAACATATCCTAAGTAAGCTACAAGAGTTGTACTGTCTGCGTACTGTCCTGTTTCTTCTTGTTGTTGTTCAGCTTCTTCTTGTTGTTCTTTAATATTGTTTGCAATTATTTGATCAGCTACTTGGTCAG